CAAATCCTGATTTAGCATTTATATTAGTAAATATTTTAATAACTCTTAAAAGTTCGTTAGTCTATTCTAATTTAGCGCTCCTAGATATCCTTTTTTATTCAACCCGAATCCGCCTCCGCTGCCTGCTGCCCCCGGAAGCCCCCTGGGTCCCCGGTCTCCCTTACTTCCATCAAAGCCTCCAAGACCCTCAAGTCCCTTAAGTCCTCGATTTCCTTTGGTTCCGTGTGTTCCGTCTGTTCCGGCGAGACCGCCAACTCCCTTGTTACCCTTGGTTCCCTTGGTTCCGTCTGTTCCGGCGAGACCGCCAGTGCCCTTGTTACCCTTGTTACCCTTGGTTCCGTCTAGACCGCCAGTGCCCTTGTTACCCTTGTTACCCTTCTCTCCGACACCATCAACGCCGTCATCTCCCTTAGCGCCCTTCTTCCCATCTCCTCCCTCTCCCTTCTCGCCCTTAACTCCATCGGTACCCGAATAGCCATCTGAGCCCTTAGAGCCGTGTGTTCCGTCTGTGCCCCTGTCTCCCTTGGCCCCGGGCGCGCCTGGCGCACCTGCAGGACCCGTTTCTCCCCTATCGCCCGTCTTACCTGGAGTACCCTCGGGGCCAAATACTCCGGGCATTGGTGGAACCCCCAGGCGTACTGTTGGAAGGGGGTCATCCTTGGTGTTTGGATTCAGAAGGAATTGCATCTCGGCATAAGTCAGGCCACCCTTTAGGAAGGATGGGCACCTAATAAAGCTATCGCTTTTAACCGGATGGTCTTTTGTTGGGAACTGCTCCCCTTGGAATGATGGGTTGTTGGCGTTCGCGGTCTTGTTTTTTTTGCTAATAAATGGGGCAGACGGATTATCAGAACACCGGTGAGCCTGCTGCTCGATGCGATCGGGATGGTTTTCGCACCTGCGGACGTATCCATAATACTTACCGTCTCTTGATAGTTGTACATAGTCTGAACAAGTCTTTGCAGTCATACTCCCCTTTCCAGTTCTTGCAACCCACCAACAATATATCTGGGGTTCGCCACACTTTTCACTGAAGCCATTGATTGCATTTTGTCCATCGGCTGTATTTCTCGAGTTAGGGTTGTCGCACGGCTCGTTCTCGTAACAACTTGTCATATTATCCCTTGGACCGTACGCGTTAAATTCGCAATTTATCTCGTCCGGATCGTTCTTACCCGCGATGTTTAGATAATAACTGTTTTCAGGATAGTCTGCATTATAAACATTATCTATCCCTAACTCCTTCACACTACCATCTTCATTCCTATATAGATCACATTGTGGATCGTCTGGTTGGTCTACATACCCCTCCGGGATGACGCTCGTTTTGGTGCGACCCCTGTAAACTGCTATGCGTTCGCGACCTCCAAGTTTTGGCTTTGTGGACAGCTTGCCGTCGCCATAATTTCCAGTTGAATTGGGGATCTTCAGTCCCCGTGGTAGATCATCTGTATTCTCCTCTCTTTTCCATGGATTGATAGAATACCGACTGTCGCTGCCGATACCACCGGAAATACGTTTGTGTCCGTCTGGTGTACAATCACTATCATGAAATCTCTCTGTTGTTAGCTCCTCGCCGTACAATACACATATACCTAAATTGACATCGAATACTTCGTGTTGATTTTGTAATCCGAAATATGGATAATTTAAATTAAGTGCCACAGTTGAACATTGCTGGAATGTTTTATAATTATCCGATCGCATACCTTCGCCGACAACCGGGACCCCATAACCGTCTTCCTTGGGCTCTATAATTTTTGTAGTCTTATAGCAACCCATGTATTTTTCTTCTGTTATTACTTCCACTCCAGTATCCACTAGGGATAATGCTTTAGTATTATTTGAATGGCGTCTGGCTTCTAAAGTGTCTTCCCGAGCGGCGGCCTTAGAAGGACTTGAAGCGGGTATATCATTTAGTTCAGTTTCTGCCTTATCCGCGAAATAGTCGGCACGTTCTTGCCATGACTCCACTGCCAGGTAACCAGCTGACCCCCACTCCATAGCAACCACTGCTGCATCATACGCCTGTTTTGCTCCGTTCATATATGTCTTTATATTCTCTGCGGTTTTCACGTTATCACTTTCTGTATTTTCAAGTTTTTCTTTATTCATAAGTCTCTTAACGAAAAATACAATAAAAATAACAAGTCCTATAATAAAAAGTGCCCCAATGGGGTTATTTAATAACACTTCTAATAATGCCTTCATTTATATTAACAATTATATTTTTTTTTGAATGTTTTTTTATGGCCAATCAATTGCCGCATCCGCATTATGCACCCATCCCAATAACGCACCCATTTCCTCATCAAGAGAAGCAACTTTCACACTGGTTTTTTTAACGGTGTCTTCTAACTTAGTTAGACTCTTGTCTAACTTAGATACGCTAGACTTCGCAGCCAATACTAAGACTAGAAGTGTTATAACTGAGATAAGTGTAAACACCCCAAGTGAAGCCAATAGTGCTATGCTCATATTTAATTATTATAAAATATTTTATTTTGTAAAATATACTATAATTATATAAGGGTTTTATACATAAACATGTAATGGATACAGTAATACCGGCGATATCAGCGGGGCTTGTATCAAGTATAATATGTAACCCGTTGGATGTATTAAGAATCAATAAACAAATAAACCGTCCAACTCAATTAAATATACGTAATTCTTTTAAAGGACTCGGAGTCGGTATGTTGACAATACCTGCTTTTTGGGTAATATACTTCCCATTATACAAAATCAACAAAGACAAAACCGGTATGCGGTCATCCCTTAATGCATACATGTCTTCTTGTATAGCAAGTACGGTTACCACCCCTCTTTGGGTTATTAAACAAAAAGCTCAGACTGATAAACTACATGAAATGTCTAAAATGACTATCCCATGTTTTTATTCAGGACTTTTTCCAACTTATGCAATTAATTTAAGTTTTGCTGTACAGATTCCCCTGTACGAATATCTTAAGAGCGTGTCGCCCGATAATCACACTTTTACTACATTTATAAATGCAGCAATATCAAAAACTGTAGCAACATGTATTTTTTACCCATTGGACACGATAAGGGTTACTTATAGAAACGGGGGGCTAATTTCCCAACTTAGATTTTTAGATTTTTATAGGGGTATCAATATATATCTAATGAGAAGTATACCTTACCATACTAGCGTTTTTTGTACATTTGAGTTCGTAAAAAATTTAATGTAAGACATCCCCTGTAGATAAGAATCGGCCAGGTCGTCTTTTTTCTTATTCTTTTCAAAAAACTCGTTATGGGTTTTAATAAGGTGCCTCGTGTGAACTATTCCTAGATTTTTATTTTGTGTATATTTACTTTTTGCCTTGTGCTCTATTTGTATATCACAGCACTTCAGTTTATATTTCGCAGCATAAAACTGAATTTTTGCCTTTCTCTGCTGTTCGTGTTGTATTCTTAAGATAAAATACACATATATAGCTGTGGATATATTTCTCATCTTAGGATTAAAAGATGGTTGTTTTTCGAGAAGTATTACATCGGCTTCCCTGAGATGTTCAAGCTGATCTAACTCTTCTATAACTCTTAAAGTTTCATTGACACCGGAACAGTCTATTAAATTCCAATCCAAGATGCTCCCATCTTCCGAATCTAGCATACAATAAGCTAAATTTTTAATACCTATATCAAACGAAAGAATTATCATTGTCTTAACGCTTTACTATACTTCTATATAGATTTTAAATTCAATAAAGGTAACAAGTCTGTTATTTCGTTCTTCTTTTTCTGTTTCTCAACCTTGATGTTATTTATATCATTTATATCCCAAGATATAAATATTTTGTTAGACGCTAATATAACTACACAAAACCCCTCATTCGCCAACACTATAGATAGATGATTTGTCATTTCGCTAACATTATAGCTGGGGTAACCAAATGTATAATTCTGAACTGTATAAATACATCTTAATTCCCCGTGCTTAGATAAATGCGTAATCTTATCTGTTAACTTAGATAACATCTCACTCTTAAGATTATTATACCTATTTTGTTGCCTTTTCTGTGATTCAATAACAGTTTTTAACCCATTCATTATAATACTTAACCTGTTATTTATTTATATTTAAAAAAGCGCGGGTTGAGTTGTAATTACTGTCTTTTTCTCATCTTCATCTCCATAATCTTCGCCATCTGAGTCGTCATCTGAGGAATCTTCTATATTATCGGATTTACTTATATGCGACTGTTCTGCATTTTCAAATACATCAGCCGGGGACTTAGAGACAGGGGGAACAACGACCTCATCTGTGTTATCGGCTGGGACATCGACGTTTAGTTGAGTTGCCATTCTACCTATGTCACTTATTTGTATATCTCTCTTAAAATCATCATCGGGTTCGGATTCTACATCGTCGTTTGGGTCAAATAGAGGTTCATTAACCTCTTGCGTGTCTAGCAAAGGTGGAATATCTTCCTCGTCAAATGCCCCAGATAGATATTCGTTTAAGATGTATTCTATAGGAACCTGATTAGAAATTGCATCAGTTATAGAACCACTTATTATACTGAAAAATTTATCTTTGTCGTGGTCTATAACTGCCGGGTAATAATAAACTTGTTCAGATACGTTAATAATGATTTTATGTAAGAAATTATTAAGATTTGGTACCTTTATTTTAATAGATTTATCGTCCGCCTTTATTCTAACACATGCAAGTATCTTTACATGACTTACAAATATTGCGGTTATTAAATCCATGAGGTAAGGATACTTTTGATTTATTTTTTGTAAATATTCTTCTAGGGTATAATTTGACCAACTTGGAACATTTTTTAGTTCTTTTTGGAAATTCGAATACGAAAGAGTCCGCCGTATATTATTCCTCTGAGAATTTATGAATATAGTTCTAATAACCTCATAAATATCGGGCTGAAGAATAGTTATCAATTGTTTAGTATATTCTTCCTTCGCTGCAACAATTACATTAACGTTTAGCGTTTCTGCCATTCTTTTACATTGTTATTATTATTTTAAAAGTCAAAATTAAACTTTAAAAAAAATAATACTATATTATACAACATGTCGTGTAAGAAAAGCAAAGAAGAAGTTGACTGGGTTTTATCAAAAGACTTTATAAAATACATCAGAAAATCTCTAAACACATCGGATGTTGAAATAGCCGGAAAGATATTATTCGAAAATAACAAAAACTGTGAAAAAGATATATGCAATAAAACAAGTTCTGTATATACATCAGGTGAGGGTGACAATTCGTCTGTAAGTACCCCCCATGGAATTATTAATTTTCATACCCACCCTAAAATATGTTATAAAGACACCAATTCTATATATGGATGGCCGTCAGGGGAAGACATGCGTCAATGTATTGCATTTGCGAAGAAAAACAATTTAATTCATATTGTATTCGCACTGGAGGGTGCGTACATAATTAAAGTTAATAAAGTCATAAATGCCAAACATACTAAAATGGTCGAAGACATATTAAAATACACTCACGAATTTAGAAGTCCTAAACCAACCATACAGAATGACATGTTTCAAGACATGATTAGTATTCTTAAATTACCTAAAGAAAGTAATCCAGTTAATACCTGGTTAAATCTAGTGAACAATATGTCTTTGAAAAATATATTCATATTATACAATAATAAATTTAGAGATAATTTAAAAATACCAAGTGACGACAAGAGTGTATTTTCGGTTAAGTTAGTGAATTACGACAAGAGTGGAACTATTAAATTTAAAACAAATTACATCAGTGAAGTGTGTCATAAGAAATCTTTTCGGTAGATTCTGGAGTCACACAAATTATTTCAGGGGTTTCATAAAAATTAACCAGTATACCGGTTTCGCAATTTAGATTCTTTAGGTATTTTTTTAGTTGAACAGTTTCCTTATTCGCTAGCTTAGAACTCTGAGATTTAAGTTCGATTATAATAGAGACTGTCCCGGTTAGAGTATCATATATAACAATATCCGCCCTTTCAAATCCCACATAGATCCCTTTGTAGTGTATAGGTACAACTACTTCGGTCCCGCAACTATAATTAAGTTTATTTAATTCTATATACAATGCCACCTGATATATATTTTCTTTGTAATAGTCTCCTAGTTCAGAATTTACCTTTTTTATACACATTACAACATCTTGTACAAGGTCCATATTCTAATAATTGACATTTCTCTTTATATTATTATTAAAAAGTAAGTCCTCCTAATGTGTCTTGAAGTGTAGTTATTTTTCGCTTAAGAGTTCTCTCGCGCGGACGATGTATTAGTTTTTTAATTATATTTAGGTATTTAGAATGATACTCGGTAGTTTGGTTCCCGTCAATGACGGTGACATTTCCCAATAGACCAGGTATCAACCAGTTGTCGTGATAAGATTCGCATTCCTTGAGATACTCAATAGACATCTCAGTTTCACTTGTGCGACCCCTCATCATAACCCTTTTATAACATGTTTCCGGAGACGCCTTTAGATATATAAAATTTGGAACAGGAATATCTTGGATAAAATAATCAAACCAGAGTTTATATGATTCGTATTCTACTTTATTAATTTTTCCAGAGTCGTGTAACATTTTAGTAAAAACATTATAGTCTGAAAATACACACCGTTCTGTAATAATTGTACCGTCTGGGTCCAATTTTTTTAGAGCTTCCTTTACTAAAACGAGTCTAGATATATATGCGGTCATTTGAAAACAATACGAATATTTATAAGGGTCGTCGTAGAAATGCTCTAGTATATTTCCCTCGGAATCCCTTATAGTTTCCCATATACCAACTGGTTCATCCAAAAAAATAACATTACTTTGTACTCCTAATTGTTCTTTTATATAATTAAAAAATGTTGATTTTCCAGAACCAATATTACCTTCGATAGATATAATCATGTTTATTTATTATATACTATACTTTTAAATAAATATCAAAAAAGTGAAATAT